GCTCCAACTAGCCCCAGCAGCAGTAACAGTATGAGCCAACGCATTTATCACACCATACTCCATGCAATGATGTACGTGCCATAGATGACGAAGGCCACTATACAGGCCGCCGCAATGAATGCTTCAGCCCAGTCCCACATGATTAGATTGTCCTGTCAACCCAGTTAGGGTCGCGAGGCCAGTCGTTGAATGTACGGGGATCACCAGTAATTGTGGCTGGCAAGTTGCGTAATGCTGTTCTGTATGTAGCCCATGCAGTCTTATCTGCGGTGCTATCGGCAATCTGCGTCCAATCACAAGCGGCAAGCAAACTGTTACGCTGACCGCGAATCTGAGCCATTGCACTGTCTTTGGCAGACTGAACTTCTTCTGCGGTCAGGTCAGCTACGGCAACTTTGTACACCCAGCCGTTTTCCAGCACGGGGTCGCAAGAGATTAGCTTCTGTGTCAGGCGATTGTGGTCGCGGTGCAGATTGACTCTAACAAAACCTTGAGCCACTAACTGCTCGTCTGTAACCGAATCAGTCTTTCCAAAATACTTGCGGAAGTCGATGATTTCACCGATGTTTCCATTTTCTACTTTTGCAATAAACATAAATGATCCTTAAGTCGGGCCGTAATTAAAGAATGCCGCAGTTGGCGGTGTGAATGTTGTGGTGTATCGGGCATAGCCTTTGGTGATGCGTAGGTCATCTATATATCCTATCCACGGGTATGAAAGTACACTAAGTGGATAAGTTCCAATAGCCATACTTTCATTATTAGGAAAAGCAATTGAAACTGAACTTGTTTGCGGAGTTCCACCAACACCATTTACATAAGCCGTAAAAGTTGTTCCGTTTCTTACAACGGCAACATGAACCCAAGTGTTTGCGGAAATAGAATTACTTGGGCCTTGCAAATTGTTTACTTCGTAACCACCACTATTTGCGGATGACGCATAAAAAGATACACTATTGTTAACAATGTACATTTGAATTGGATGTCCCGTGCAATATATAGCATGAAAATTTGTCGCTTCTGTAGGATATATCCATGCTTCAATAGTAAAATTTTCAATTCCGTTAATTGTTGAACCTCTGTTATTTCGGGCAAACAAATAATCTCCTGTACCATCAAAATACATTGACCCTGTTCCATACTTCACCACGCTTGTAGAAATCTGTGCGTTACCCACAGTTTCTAAGTCGTTCATCATGGCGTTGTCAAAGATTGCGCCATTGGTGAAGTTCATCAACAAAGCAGTATTTGTAATTGCTGTTAAGGGTGCAGTTGGAACAGTTAATGTTGTTGATGTTGGGTTATATACCGCAGTACCTTTGACTGTCCTAACATCGCTTAAATAACCTTGAATTTGATTTGCGCCTGATTGCGACCTACCACCAACATCAAGAACCCTTGATGAATTATATATTGAACCTGTTAAAGTTCCTGTATTGAGTCTTGCACCATTTAAATACAACGATACTGTTGTTCCGCTTTTGCTAACAGCAATATGATTCCAAGCATTTAGCGTTAATATAGTAGCTGATGATAAAGTTTGGTCAGTTGAACCATCGGTTGTCCAAAAGAAAGTCAATCCATTAGTCCAATGATGACCAACTGACCAAGATTCGTCTGTTGAGCCAGAAGTCCATTGACCAATAAATTCAATATCAGTTGTAGTGTTGCTTACTGGGTAATACCAGAATTCAATTGTAAAGTCACCACTACCATAATCCCACGCTGAACTATCAGCAAGAGTTAACAAATCCCCACTACCATCAAAGTACCCTGACCCACCAATCACGCTTGTGGAGTAGGCGGTAGAAGCACCAAATGGGTTGAAGCGTTGAACGCTTGGTGTGCCGTTGGCTGTAATTGCGTAACTGTTTGCGCTATTGTCAACAAAGCGGTTTGACTGACAAGTTAGAAATATAGTTCCAGATACAGCAGTCAATGGTGCAGTTGGTACTGTGTTAATTGCAGTTGTATTGTTTACTCGGAAATTACTGATGTATCCCGACATTGAAGAAGAATAACCTCCCCCGTAAAATTCAGCACCTACTTTAATTGTTCCGCTAAATGTTTGACTTGATGCCCAAGTTCCTTGCGATACACCATTGATGTACATTGTTACAGTTGAACCTGTACGAGATACTGAAATATATGTCCATTGACCAACAACACCAGCAGAACCAGTAATTCTGCCTGCATTATTAGAGTAAACAACCCAATTACCAGCGGATAAATAAATTTCTATACCTGTTGCTAATTGACTGTCTCCAATAGTGAACATAACTGGAACACTTCCGACACCATCCCAATAAACATATCCTTCAATTGTAAAATTTCCAGACAAAGATAAGCTATTTGAAGTAAGGTAGTTTACTGCTGTGGAGTTAAAAGAAAAGAAATTAGACCAATTAGACCCATAAGGCGAGAAAGAACCTTGGGTTGTATTGCCGTTACGGGTGATGGTGAAGTTGTTTGTACTGCTGTCTAAGAACGTATTGTTCTGTGCGCCATTAGTCCCATCGCCATGTAAGAGCATAGTGACGTAGTTAAACTGCGGATCAACTGGCGGGTTGTTGGCATTAGGCCATTGACCTAGTTTTGCCCAGTAAGCCTGTTGGTCAAGCGTCCAGATGCCTGAAGCCGTATCGTTTGAATATGGGCCTGATGGTACAGGTGCGGTTTTGCTGATAATACCGCCCGGAAATTGTTTGCTCATAATTGGTTCTCGCTATTACGTTTTGCCAATGCTTGCGCTTTTTTGGTCTGACTAATTTTAAGCCGTGTCTCTGCGCTTCTTGGCCCCAAAGCTTTAGCCGCCTCACTCATTTTGCGCTTAGTTTCATCACTAACAAAACGACCCAACATAGATTGCCGCATATTTTCACAGTGTTCAGGCGTTAACTTCTTACCCGTCAATGATTTGCTAATCTTTTGACGTTGTTCGGCAGATATGGTTTTTCCAATGTTAGCGGCACGGAGCTTATCGCACAACTCCTGCGAACGTTTCTTGCCCTTGTGACTTGCACCTATTTTGTCTTTATGTTCCTGTGTAAACGTTTTGCCAAACCAAGGGTGGTTTTCTCCAGCCAAAGCCGCTACTGGGCCTTCACCACCACCGCAAATGTTGTACCCGTTGGGCGTTAACGTGCTGTACGCCTCAATCATTTTGGCCTCTAGCTCCAAACAGTATCTACGGTCGGCTACCACCAACACATTAAAAGCAAAATTATCTTTGCCGTAGTGCTGTATTGCGTTTTTAACATACGACTTAATATACGATTTTGGTGTGCAGTGCGCCTTAAACCGTTCCTTGGTGTTAGCCGTAACCCCGATGTACTGCATCCCATTCACCTTGTTGGTAATGGAATATACGCAAGTGCCGCCGGGGTACTGTTTAGACATTAGTCACCTCAACCCATGAAGTTGTTGGCTCGTCCCATGTGTATCGCTTATCGTCTGTTGGCATAGGTGCAGGAGCATCCCATTGGCAAGTTGTTTCGTTTAGCAACCAAGAAGCGTATGGCTTGGGTGGAATAAAAGCATCACGGCCTGAGTCGTATGTAAACCCAATCCCTGCGTAGTTTTTACGCAATGGACGACCTTCTGGATGCTGACCTGCATAGGTGTTATACGAAGTCTGAACCCAGCCTGTACCAAACATACCAGAATCAATAACATCCTGTTCAGCCACAATAACTTGTGTGACGATACCGTTTTCTACTTTTGCAAAATGACTCATGTTGTGCCTCAGAATGTGATTGAACCAGAAGAGTTGTATGTGTAAACATAGTAGCTTCCATCCGCGCCAATTGTTGGCGAACCAGTGGTGGCTACAGCGGCTTGGGAAGCCAAAACTCGAATTACAACAATACCTGAACCGCCTGCGCCATTGACAAATGCTCCGCTACCACCACCGCCGCCACCACCAGTGTTTGCTGTCCCGGGGCTATTATTTGTAGTAGTAAACACAGCGCCATTACCCCCACCGCCTGCGCCGCCAGTGCCTCTTGTTTGGTTGTAGGAACTACCACCACCGCCACCAGCATAGGTTACAGATGAGCCTGTAATTGAAGACGCTGTTCCAGCACCGCCAGCGCCTGCAACAGTTGCACCACCAGCGCCACCAACAGCACTAGCACCGCCGCCACCGCCAGCCTGCAAGTTATTATCGGAGCCAGCTTGATCCCTACCAGCACCGCCAGCAAAACCCTGACTAGCTGTTCCTGCACCACCAGCACTTCCATTGATATTGGTGACTGATCCGCCTCCACCAGAGCCGCCAGAAGAACCTGCGCTTGCAGTACCAACTACACCCCTAGCGCCTGCGCCGCCTCCAGTAGAAGTAATGGACGAAAATACAGAATTGCCGCCATTTGTTGCTTCAGTACTTACTGCTCCGGCAGTGCCCCCGCTACCAACAGTGACAGTTAAGGCAACGCCTTTGTTTACGTCTAGTGTTGATGTTCTAAAACCGCCAGCGCCACCACCACCACCGCCATAACCAGAACCGCCGCCACCACCACCGCCGCCTCCTGCTACGACAAGATATTCAACCGATATAGGGGGGCTAGGCCAAGTGCCAGCCGCAATAGCTTGCATCTGCTGTCTTAATGTCCATGATCCTGAATAATTAGGCATTGCTTACTCTCAGAATGTTATTGAACCGGAAGAAGTCCATTGGTAAACGCGATAACCACCAGCAACCGTGACTGTTGGGGAACCTGTAGTAGATACTGCCGCCGCAAAAGAGTCTGCGTAGCGAATAATCACGATGCCAGAGCCGCCCGTACCAGCCGCACTATAAATAGCCCCACCACCTCCGCCACCCGTGTTAGCAGTTCCAGATTGTGCCGCTAACAATGTACTACCTGTAGGGCTACCCGTGCTTGATTCACCTCGTCCACCACCACCACTACCTCCAGCACCGCCGGGGCTATTAGCCGTCATAGCTCCAGAACCACCAGCGCCTCCACCGCCGCCAGCATAAGTTACAGATGAACCAGAAATTGATGATGCTGTACCAGCGCCACCAGCGCCACCAGCACCGGGAGTTGGAGAACTTGAATTAGTAGCGGCTGATCCAGCGGCTGAAGAACCACCACCACCGCCACCATAGTTAGAATAAACAGGAGCGCCTTGACCTGAAGCACCGCCACCATTACTGCCTTGTGATGGACTTGTTGATGGCGTATTGCCAGCACCGCCACCGCCGCTATAACCTGCGCCACCACCTCCAGAGCCTCCACTGGCTCCAGCTTGATCTTCTGATGAGCCTCCACGACCGCCACCATTAGCGGTAATAGAAGAAAACACGGAGTTAGAACCACTTGTCCCAGAGCCTCCGCCTGCACCAACTGTGACTGTAATAGCTGAACCTGTAGAAACAGCAAATCCTGAAGCAGTGCGTAAACCACCAGCACCACCCCCGCCAGTGGCATATCCGCCACCATACAAATTGCTTCCGCCGCCACCAGCAACAACCAAATATTCAACGGCAGAAGGGGCTGGGGCTACTGGGGTAGCACTATTTGATGCCGCGCTTGCTGGGCCAGAACCATAGGCGTTTGTTGCCACTACAGTAAATGTATAAGCCGTGCCGTTTGCCAAACCGCTGACAGTGACTGGAGAAGATGTACCTGTACCTGTGATGCTACCGGGCGATGAAATAACTGTATAGCCCGTGATCGCCCCGCCACCTACATTAGTGGGTGCTGTAAATGTTACAGACGCTGAAGCGGCTCCCGCAGTCGCCGTGCCAATAGCAGGCGCATCAGGTACTAACAACCCGTTATAGGAAGCGGTAATGAACCCGCCTTGGTAGCGATTGGACATCTGTAACCCCTAAAACTATGAAATTACTTCGTAACTTATACTGTATGTGATACCGCTGGCTGTACCGGATGTTACTGTAATTGATGTGCCTTCCATCAAATACACGGCAGTCGTTTTGTCTACAACAATCAACGAAGCATCAGCAGGGACGGACACTGTA